GAAGCGAGTCTTACTTCATCTGACACTATGGATGTTAGCTTTCTTGACAGAATGAAGCAAAGAGCAGCAATGCCCGCTACAGATTGCTACAAACTAAGGCCCTTAAATCTTAAAGGAAAGAACTACTTCCGAGTAATCCTTCATACTTATGTCTTTGATGCTTTGAGGCAAAATACCAACGTAGGACAATGGGGTGACATGCTCCGTAGTGCTAACAAACTAGCTATGCCAGATGTAGAAATTGAGTACAACGGTATGCTGATTTCTAAATCCGAGAGAATAACCAGTCCTTATACTGGGGTGTATAGAAACCTACTTCTGGGAGCTCAAGCAGCTTGTGTAGCATGGGGTGGTGCTGGTGAAAGCAAAAGCACTACAATGGCCTTTGTCCCTTATGAAAAGGATGCAAAGCGTTTTGTAATGATTAGAGGTGGTGGAATCTTAGGCATAAAGAAAACGAGATTCGATAGCAAAGATTATGGCATTATAACTGGTTCAAGTTACGGCGCAGTATTGGCATAAACTAAACTTGAGAAGGAGGTAAATTATGACTGATCGATATACTCATAGCTTCTCAGACAACATTAGATTAGCTAAAAGTAAAGTTATCAAAGGTGTTGTTACTGCTGCTACGTACAATATAATACGTCTTCCTAAGTATGCATTCGTTACAGACGTTTGGGCTTTAATCTCCACAGCTTGTTCAGCGACTGATGTAACAGTTGGCTGGATAGGCAATGGAGAGGCCGCGCAAACAACTGGATTCTTAAGTGATACTATAATGGATGCAGGAGTAACTGGCTTAAAGAGAGCTCAACATGATACTCTCGTGGCCTTTGAAGGAAAGTATTTTAGTGCAGCCAGTGGAGCTATGACATTAACCGTTGGAACTGCATGGACTGCTGGGGAAGTAATCGTTCTCTGTCAGTACCAAGTGATTCATTAAATTGACTATTAGGAGGTAAACAATGGCAACAGGAACAGTTTTAGATTTGCGAAGAACTGACCTTCGCAGCAACGTTTTAGAAAATCCATACTGGATTACTTCAGCAGAGCTTGACAAAGATGCTGACGATGAGGATGCAGTACTTTTTTCCTTTCCAGCAATTTCTGCCTCAGCTTCTCCCAGTTACGGAACTAACTTAATTCAAGTTCATCAAGTAGCCTTTGAGGTAGTTACTGGCTTTGCAGGAGGTACGTTAGCCTTAACTATTGGAGGTGGCAGTATAGCAACCGATGACATAACAACCGCAGGTGTTTCTACTGACGTAACTGTGGATAGGTATATACTATACGCCGATATAACTATAGCAACTCCAGGGTGGTATTTACCAACTACAGGTAATACAAGTGCTTGGCTAACTGACATAGCTGCAAAGACATTCTCAGTAAACACTACTATATTACCAGCTGATGCTACTACTTTAACTGTGGTAGCATACTTGTCCTCGACTGCTACGATAACTGCAGGAGCTGGTAGATTTCACATGCTTATAAGTGAATTACCAACTTGCAGATAAACTGAGTGGGCCTTAAGTGGCCCACTTCAAAGGAGGTATAAATGGCAACAATGCGAGATTTAAGGAGGACTGACCTCCGAGCTAACGTTTTAGAGACCCCTTATTGGATTACATCTGCAGAATTAACATTTCTATCTGATGACGATAAAGCGGTTCTCTTTTCTTTTCCTGTAACTAAGTTAGTTTCTCCTGGTTATGGGACCAACTTAATTTTTATTCATGAAGTAGCTTTCGAAGTAACTGATCCATATGTAGGTGGAACAAGAGTTCTAACTATAGGGCAAGGCTCAATTGCTACAGACGATATAACAACTGGCGGAGCGGTAACTGACATAGATGCAGATATGTATATTCTAAATGCTGATATAACTCTTGGAACAGCAGGGTGGTACCTGCCTACTTCAGGTACTGGTAGCTCCTGGTTAACAGATATGACAGCTAATACATTCACGACTAATATAACTATTCTGCCAGTGGACGGTACAGTACTCTGTGTAACAGCTTACTTAACTTCCGATGATGCAATAACTGCAGGAGCAGGACGAGTCCATATGCTCATAAGTGAACTTCCTTCTTGTAGATAACTAATTAAGTAGGTCAACTATTGACCTACTTTAAAGGGGTAAGTAATGAATCGTGGGGAGATTAGAACTGAAGTAGAGAATCTTATACAAGATAGTAGCTTTGATGAAACTATACTTAATACCTATATCAATTCTGCACTATTGCAGACCAGTGAGTTAGTATTCCTGCCATCCTTGAAAAGAGTGGATACGGTTAGTACAAGCCTGGGCGCTGCATATACAGTTCTGACAGGTTTAGGTGGAGGTTTCTCAGGGGTTCTCAGGAGGGTTGTAGACTCAAGTGGGAATATAATGACTATCTATAAAGACCTTGACATGCTTATGGATTATTATCCTCAACTCAATGAAGTTGGGAATGTTGAAACTGTAGCACTTGAAGGATCTACTCTTTGGTATCAGAAGATTCCTACAGTAGCTGAGACTCTCACGATTCTTTATTATAGAAATCCAGCAACTTTAGATAGAGATAGCGATGAACCAAGTGATATTCCAGAATTCTTGCAAAGACCATTGCTTGTTAATGGTACTGCTAAGTTAGTTTATGATGTTATAGAAGATGGAATTGAAGGTGAAAAGGTTAATACTAAAGCTCAATTTTATTTATCTTTTAGCGAAGCTAATAAGGAAAGTGGTATTACTAAGCTAAGAGAACGGTTGGCTAAAACAAGAGTCCATCATATTAGTTCTTTTTGGAGTGAGTAATGAAACCTATTCCTGTGTTCAGAGGAACTACTGGACTTAATAATAAGATAGACCCTGTTAGGTTGAGGTGGAATAATGAAACTGGTATCCAAGAGTTGGCAGTGGCTAAAGACGTGGACATTGGGGACAGTGGAAGGGTATCTCGAAGGAAAGGATACAGCCAAGTACTTTCTCTCGCTGACTGTCATAGCATTTATCCTGTTGGGAATTATTGCGCTTTTGTTCATGGTAATGCTCTGGCTGTCTTAGAAAGGGATTATGCTTATAAGAACTTGAGGAACGTGACTGTTGGAGCTAAGATGAGTTATGCTCAAGTTCAAGATAAAGTATATTATTGTAATGGTTATGAGAATGGCTTTGTTAAAGACAGACTTAGCTATTCTTGGATAGGAGAAGCTTATGTTGGGCCAGTTACAACGAAGACCTTTAGTCCTCCTCCTGTGGGACATCTACTTGAACTTTATTCTGGTAGGATTTATATTGCTGCTGATTCCACTATTTGGTATACTGAACCTTTTGCTTATGATTGGGTCAACTTTGCAGAGAACTTTATTCAGTTCAAGAGTAAGTTGAGGATGATTCAGTCTGTTAAAGATGGACTGGTAGTTAGTGATTCAAAGAATACTTACTTCCTTGGAGGAACTAACCCTAAGGAACTGGGGTTTAGAGTTATAGCTAACTATCCTGCTATTGAAGGAACTGACTGCAAAGCTTATGATATAGATGAAGAACAAGTAGTTGTTTGGACGAGTACAGAAGGAATTTGTACTTGTGCTACAAATGGAAAGTTTACTAATTTAACGATACAGAAGCTATGGTATCCAGATAGTAATGTTGGAGCTGGCTTTGTAATTAACGGGAAGTATTTAAGTATATTACAACCTTAAGGAGGTAACGAAATGACACTTAGATTAAGTACGGGACTGAGAAATTCTATGCTTGGAGACGCTTTCTTAGTTGGAGCTCTTTTAGACTACAATGATGGTGGCGGAGTTGGAGATGCAGATATTATAACAGATAGTAGTAGCAGATTTCTTACAGCGGGTTTTAGAGTAGGGGATTCAATTACTACTACTAATTCAACTACTGGTGGTAATGATTTTGGCCCAGTTGAATTATCTGCTGTAGCTGCAGGAACACTTACTTTTACCGCTGGCACTCTTGCTGCAACTGAAGTCTTTGCAGCTACTACTACGTTGACTGGGAATAATGGTGGTTCACTGAAAACTATAATGGCAAATGGAATTCTTTTTATCTACTCAGGAAGCCAACCAGCAACTGCTGATGCTGTTGAGACGGGGACTAAGTTAGTAGAAATAACAGTAAGCAGTGGTGCCTTTTCTCCAGAAACTGCTACTAATGGACTAGAGTTTAAACAGGAAATAAGTGGAGTTCTTAGTAAGAACTCTTTAGAAGCTTGGTCTGGAGTAGCAGATGCTACTGGAACAGCTGGATGGTTTAGATTCTATGATAATAACGAAGATACTGGTGCAGATACTACAGCTTGCAGATTTGATGGTTCTGTAGGAACAAGTGGAGCTCAGTTAACTGTTAGCTCAACGAGTATTGTTTCTGGAGCTACTATAACTGTAGATAGCTTTGATGTAACACTTCCTGCTAATTAAGGAGGGTTAAATGAGTAAGTGGCAAAATGATGGAATGCTTGACGCAGCTTTAGCATATTTACTTAATGCTACTACTGTACACCTTTGCTCTGCACAGCCTACTACATATACACAAGCTGCAACTACATATAGCTTAGGAAGCGCTGCTGTACCAAGTGGCGCTTTTGGAGCTCCAGCAGATGCTACCAGTGGTAGACAGATTACTATATCTGGAACTACCATAGGAGATATTACTGTAGCTACTGCTGGAAATGCAACTCATGTAGCTTTTGTAAGTGCAAGTACTCTTATATATGTAACTACTTGCACTGCAAAGACAGTAGCTGTGGGGGAGAAAGTTGAAGTGTCAAGTATTATTATAAATGTGAAAGATGCTATTTAGGAGGCTTTTATGAAAGCTAAGTTTGGAGATAAAACAGAAGCTCTTGTTGAAAAAGGAGCTCTTAGTAATGGAACACTTGGTATAACAAGTCATTGGGACTGGGAGCATTGGAGAGGTGGCAAGCTTATTGATGAATGGGATGAAAGAAATCTATGTACTAATGAAGGACTTGACTCAGTTCTTAATATAATGTTTCATGCTGCTACACAGATTACAGTGTGGGCAGTAGTTATCTTTGAGGATGATTATACTCCGCTGAGTACTAATACTTATGCAGATCCAGGATTTACAGAGAGTGAAGCTTATGCAGCAGCCGTGAGGCCTGATTATGTTGAAGCTGCAGCTGCTTCTCAGTCAATTACTAATTCAGCAAGTAAAGCTGAGTTTGCTATAAATGCTACTAAAACTATCTATGGAGCTGCTTTAGTTGGTGGTGGTACTGATTATAATACTCAAAGTGACGTGGCCGGTGGTGGTACTCTATTCAGTTCAAGTCAGTTTAGCTCAAGTAAATCTGTAGAGAATGGAGATACTCTCAAAGTTACTATATCTATTACAAGTTCTGATGTATAAGTAGGAGTATTTAATGGCTGTTACATGGGACCCATACAGTAAGCATACAGATATTACTCTTAGTGATAGTGATTTAACTGCCGCACATGATACCGTTGCTGGTTGGGCTGCTGTTCTTGCTACAGATAAATGTACTGGCAAGGTATATTGGGAAATAAAGATGACGGATTACATACCGTCTGCTAATACACTATTCGTTGGAATAACAG